AAATTTAGTGCTTTTTTATTTGTAAGAGCGATACTCATAGAAAGGGCTATTTCTGTCTGCATACCATCTGTAGAACGTACTTTTACAACATCTGCCATATTTGCAACAGCAATCAATCTGTTTTGTGTATCAAATATTCCCATCTCTCTCATTGTAAAGCCACCTGCATCAGACGGAACTAATGTATCTACTCTTATAACATTAGGGGATTGCGGTGATATTTCATAATTGATAATATCTCCACGCCACACCTCATTTTTTAACGCTGTCATATCTGTAGTAGGGGTACAAGGCAATCCTCCGCCATCTCCTACAGCATAGTAAACAGCATCTACTTTTACGCCATCGTGTATTGCTTTTATCATAGCAGCTTCACCAACATCTGTTACAACAGAAAAATATTTTCTTTCTGACATATTAAACCACCTCCAAATAAATACCAATATGAACTCTACCACCAACTGCAATGTTTGTTTCTGTTTTCCATTCACTAAGTGTATATGGTAAAACATGAATATAAATTGCAGACTGTGCAAAAGTACCTACTGCAACAGTATTTTTTATATTTGGCAAACTATATTTTAAATTCCAACCAATATGGGCTGGTTTTACTTCTTCAATAGTATGAATGACATCATATAAATTGACAGCTTGTAATATTTCTCCCTGCATAGTAATCATCAGTCTTTTTTGAAACGTTACAATAATATTTCCTGTAATATAACATTGCAATGTTGTTTGTATCAAAAACAATGTTAATTTTCCTGCACCTCTCCATTTTGCTTGTATTACTGCTTGTCTTTGTTCTACTGGTTTTGATTTTCCTTTTATATTCAATTCTTTTTCAAATATATCTAATCCCCACGATGCACTGTCTAAATATTGTTGTTTTGCTATTTCTTGTATATTTTGTTCTACTTTGTACAGCTGCACTGAAATTGCTTTTGTTAATTCCAGTGTCAATTTATCTTTTCTATAAATTTTATGTAGTAATTTCAGTAGTGTATTCTGTACTATCATTCAACAGCACCAACTCTCCCAACAGCATAACTTCTTCTTTTTTACAAGTGATATTTTGTGTCAATCCGTTTAGTGTCATATTTTCGTAATCAAGCACATTTTCTACAGACAATATATTTGCTCCTATTTGTGCAAAACTTGCATAGTCTTGTTCAAATGCAATCTGCTTTAAATAATCTGTAATTTTTGTTTTTATTTCTTTTTTTATAACTTCTAAAACAGCATATTTAGAAGTATGAAGCATAACAGAAATATTTATGATTATAGGCTTGGCACTTTCTACAGTACAATATGCTCCTATAGGTGCTACTCCTTCTCCTGTACCTGTGCAATCTGGGTCAATATAGTTTTGTACTTTTTCTACCAATTCTGTACTTGCTGGCTGTCTTTCTAAATCAATTATTACAATTTTTACAGTATTGTCACCTGCCCACAATGGAAATACATGAACTGCTCCTACACCTTCTACTTCTTTCGCCCATCTTTTGTAATGATAAATATTTCCTGATGTGGCTGGTTCTCTTAATCTTTCATAATAACGTAAAAGTAAATCGTTATCGCTTTCTGCTTCATAGCCACCTTCTGTAGCAGTTTTATTGATACAGCTTGTAATGCCTTGTATAGTAATAGGCATTTTTGTAATACTTCCTATAGGCACATTGCCGCTTGCACCTGCTAAAACTGCTTTTACTAAAATATCTGCTTGCTCTATTACATTTACTGTTTCCATAGCTTCAAATCGAACAAGACCTTCTGTTTCAAAAAAATCCCCTTTTGTTACAATACCATTGCCTTTTACTGTCACAACGCCTTCTGAAAATGTTGCTTGTCTTCTAGTGATGCCTGTTCTTTGAAATATAAAACGCTCTCTTTCTTTTCCATAGATGTTTTCTATATCTAATTTATCTGAAACAATTTGCAGTTTTTCCAGTAAATTTTTGATACCTACAGCAACTGCTTTCAGTATATCCCATAAAAAATATCCTTTTGTTTTTTCATAGCTGTCATCAATTTCTGAAAGCAGTTCTTTTTGTACAACATCTGCTGATTTTCTATACTCCATATAACTGCACTTCCTTTTTTATATATTCTCCTGTTATCAGTATTGTTGTAAACAATATATGCAGTCCTCTTTTTTCTCGTATTGCTTGATAGTCAGTTACTTCTTTGATATATCTATGCTGTAACATTTGTTCTGTAATTTCTCTTTTTAATTCTGATACAATATAACCCATAGGAATATTTTTTTCACCAATATAACGATAAATAGATATACCGAAATTTTCTGTTTCATCTATAGTATAAATGCCATATTTGTTTAGTTCTGTACGCAATACTTTTTCAATCCATTGTTCCATTGTTTCTACCAACGAACACATTACTGCTTTACCATCTATTATTTTGTGCTGTCCTGTTTTATAATCAAAAAAACAGCTTTTGCCTAAAGGCTTTATGCTGTTTTGCTGTTGAGATAGTTTTTGATTTAATTGTTCTAAATCCGTATGAATAGTAGGAAACATTATTCATCACCTATTTTCTGTACTTTTCCTATTACAAAATAGTTTTGATTGTCTTGTGATACCACAAGCAATACTTCATCACCAGATTTTAAAGTATCCTCAAAATAAATTTCTGCACTTGGTATGCCTATTGTTTTTATAGTGACATCTGTTGTAACAGTATGACTGTGAGGGCTTGCTCCTTCTCCACCATCATTTACAGTATTTGTTGTACCTTTTCCATTTGCAGTACCTGTCGCTGTTTGTTCTGGTATTGTGGCAATTCTATGAAATCCATTTAGTAAATTTTCAAGTATATAGCATTTTGTAATAAAAACACTACCATTTAGTATACTGATTTTCAATTTTGGGGGAGGAGTAATTACTATTCCTAATATTGCCCCTAATATAGCAGGATTTTCTCTTTGTTTTAATTCTTTTGCTAATGTTGTCGCCCAGTCCATAAGTATCAAATCCTCTCCAATTCTAATGTCATAGTATGTATTCCTTTTGAAAGAGTATGGTTACAGCTTGTAATAAAAAAGTTGCCTAAAATTTCAGATATTTTATGATTTATTGTAATTGTTCTACCTGCTCTGGTACTGTCATCTCCTAACAAATCTACACTCAATGTTTCGCTTATTTTGTTGTATTGTTTCAATTTATTTTGTGCAATATTTTGAGCCTTGTTAAATTCTTTTTCGTCAATGTTTTCTATTTCTTGAAGTAGTCCATATTTTTGTATATTTTGTTCATCTTTTGCTTCTCCCAATATACGAACGCTTTTTTCGCTTCCTGACACAATTTTGACAGCATTTTTCATATCTTCTATACTCCATACTTTATTGAAGCTACCTATTTCATTTGTAATAGGAAATGCTGCAATGTTACTTGCTGGTTTAAACATAGGCTGTATTGTAATACTTCCTTTTTCAAATATATAAAAACTGTCTTTTCTCATTTCTTTGATATAAATTTTTGCTGTTTGTTGTGTTTCTTGCTCTAATATATCATCTATAATGTCAGCTGCTGTTTTGTCATAATAAATATGATTTATATTGGCTCTCATATTTGCAATATTGCCTATTTTAATGTTGAGTTCATTGCATATTTGTTTGATTGCTTCTGCAGCATTGATGCCATTAAACTGTTTTATCAATTTGCTTTTGTTTAGATACCAGCAAAAGTCATATGCTTTAAAATTTTGTGCTGTTGTTTCTGAAACTGTTTTATTTACAATAATTCCTCTGAATATTTCATATTCTTTTCTAAAAAGTACCATATCACCTACTTCTATTACAAATTTTGTAAAATATTTTTCGTCAGATGCTGCTACAGAAAAATCAAATTCCATACCTAAACTTTCTATACTATCCTTCCAATTTATATTACCTGCAATGTCTGAAATATCATAACAAGCATTTTGTTTTATAATGATAATTTGATAAGCCATAACTACACTTCCTTTACTTTTACAAAACGATATTCTTTTAGTTCTACAGTGTAATTGATGTCTTTTCTTCTGTTAATTTGTGCTGTAAACTTTTCCACTGTATATGCCATATTAGATAATTCTTGCATATCATCTAAAAATATCATTCTAATAGGCACTCTTAAATCTGCATACTTTTGAAAAAAAGCGACATATTTCCAGCCATCTTTTTCACTTCCTGCCCTTTGAAATTTATAGTTTTTGTTTACGGGAAAAAAGGACTGCAATGTCACAGTCCTTAGTCCTTTTGTTCCTATTAAATTAATATCATTGTTTATGCCTTCAAATGTGCTGTTGTTCCACGTTTCTACTAATTCTGGCATATTTTCTGGTAATATAGGTAATATTAGTACTGTTTCTCCATTGTTCGCTGATACCACTATATCCATCTGCTTCATCTCCATTAAAAAAAGCACATACATTTTATTGTAAGTGCTTTTATATATTTCCTTGTGCTGCTAATACTTTTTGTACAATAATACTTCCTAGTTGATTTGCATATTGTTCATTACCTATCACATTACCTTGTACTGTAATATGTACATTTACAGCATTTCCTGATTTTAATAGTTGTTTTGTTTTATCAGCAGGTGTTACTTTACTTCCTGAAGGCATATTGACAAGTTCTGCACCGTGTTCCCCTACAAGTGCTGTACCACCATTAAAGTATTGTGTGCCTGTAGCAAATTGAGGAATATTTATTTTTTGTGCTAGTCCGCCAATTATAGGTAGGCTTGACATCTTTTGTGCAACGTTGTTAATTTGACTTGTGATACCATTGATACGCCCCTTTATCACTTCTATTACACCTAAAAATATACTTTTGATACTTTCCCATATACCGCTGAATATCTCTTTCACGCCTTGCCACGCTTTTGCCCAATCGCCTGCAAAAACACCATTTAAAAATATTAACACTCCATTAAATACAGTTAATAAACCTTCTATCACTCCCTGCACATGAGGCAATACTGCATTTATCACAGTAAAAAAGTTTTGAAAAGCAATGCCAACTCCTGAAACAAATACATCTGTAATCCATGATACAAAAGGTGTCTGGCATAGTTCCATAAAACTTTGCCCTATTTGTGATAATGAGGGTATTATTTTTTCACTAAACCAACTATGTAGTTGCTGCAATGCTCCTATTACAGAACTGCCTATAACTGTTGCAAATTCTTTTAATCGTGACCATAATTCTTGTACTTTTGTACGAAATGTTTCACTTTTCTGATAAAGTAATACAAATGCACCTACTAATACACCAATAGCAGCTGCAACTAATATAAAAGGATTTGCAAGCAACGATGTTTTTAATGCACCAAAGACAAACTTTGTTATACTCCCTGCTTTATTTACTTCTTTTAGTGCTTTTCCTGCAATTGTTATTATTTTTAGTCCTGCAAAAGTACCTGCTAAACCTGCAACTACTGCTTTCACTTCTTGCATATGGTTTTTAAGATATTGAAATTTTTCTTTCAAAAAAGAAAATATTTTTCCTGATAAAAAAGAACGCATACTACTCATAGATAATATAGCTTCTTTTCCTAAATCCTGCCACATTGTACCGAACAAAGTATTACCAGCAAAAGCACGTGTTTCTTCGTCATCTAATTCACGTAATCTTTTGATTGTTTCAGAAAATGCTTCTTTTGCACTATTGCCACCCTCTAAAAATTTTTTCTTCATTTCATCAGCATCTAAACCAATAGAATGAAATGCCTTTGCTGTTTCTTCTGAACTCTTAAAAACATTTTGTTTTAATTTTACAAAAACTCTATTAACATCTTCTTTTTCAACAGATGCTATCATTTTTCCTGCAAATTTCTCCAGCTTTTTTGGTACTTTATTTAAAATATTAGAAAATGCTTCTACAGCTTTTGGTAATTTATTACTTAAAAAATTTGCAAACTGATTAAGACAAGGCAGTATTGTTTCTCCTATAGGTAAAAATGCTATAGACAACTGCCGTCCAATTCCTGTAACGGCTTTTGAAAAACTACTATATTTTATTTGATTGATTTGTTGCATTGTTTGCCTATTTTTATCAAATGCACCGCCCATTTTATCCATATTCAATACAACATCTTTTCCTAAATCTTCCCACATTGTACCAAATAATGCTACA